TAGCTGGCCGTTGCCAGCATTCGCGCGTTCTACAACGCCGATAAAAACAATGTGATCGGGTTGCGTTGGCTTAACTCGCGTGAATGCGCCTGGGGTCGTGTCGAGATAAATAGAGTCTCCGGACACATAGGGAGAGCCAAGCGAAAGCCCATCAAGAACGCCTTGCGTGACGATAAATCCGACTTGGTTCGGAGCGATGCTCTCGGCAACAAGTCCGATAGTTTTCGATGAGCTTGAATCAGCCACATTCGATGCTCTTTTTACGGTCGCTCGGTTGCCGCTTGCGCCGAATAAGTAAACAACTTCACCCTTTTCGAGCGTTGTGGCCTCGGCATTGCGGACGTAGGCGACCACCATTGATCCCATTTGAAGCTGCACGTTGCCGCCTGCCAGACCGACTTGCGGAGTGCCTTCGGTCGTGTTCCAAAACATCTTGCCTATTGCTGCCGTTTCGGTTGCTGCTACGTTAAAATTTAGCGAGTCTGCCGGAACGTCTGGAAGCATCTCGATCGTGCGCGACTGCGAGAAGTCGCCGCCGCCGGTTAGTCCTGTGCCTGCCGTTATCGCCGTTATCTTGAGCGCCTTTGCATCGAGAACCGTTTGAAGATCGGTCTGGTTTGAAAGCGTTCCCGTGATGCCACCCCAGATCGCTGCTCCGCCGCCACCGCCCCCCGTCACCCATTCGGTATCGTAGTCGTTATTAGTTTTCTTCGCGAGAACTTGACCCGTGAAGCCCCCCGTGACTACGCCTGGCCCTACTGGCCCAGCTGGCCCCTGCGATCCGGTCGGCCCCGCTGCGCCTGTTACCAACTCGGTGCGGAGAATTGGTTGATAGTCTACTTCTGGGACTTCGCGTCCCTCGTCTTCCGGGAAAAAGATGCTCATTTGTTAATGTCCTCAAGCGTGAAATCTACCGATACGGCGTCTTGGGATAGCTCTGCGGACGTAACCCGAAAGCGCCTTCCGCCGATGACGAGAACATCTCCGAGAGAAATAGTCTGCACGAATGCGTCGTAGATCGCCGTAATGGTCATGGATGCGGAATCCATGAATCCGCCGTCTGCCAGGCTGTTGTCGCGCCGGTATGTTGTCCGGTTCGCAAGAAAATTGCGCTCTCCGAACGTGACCGCAAGCGGCAACTCGTTCATTATCGCGCTTAGATCGTTTGTAAATATATCGAGCAGTCCCACAAAGTGGGCTTCACGTCAAAACTTGCGCTCGATACGGCGTTGGTTCGGATGTTTGAAATCGTGTTTCGGACTATCGGAAATATGAACCCAGCTTTTACGGAGTGCCGATGCAAGGATGCTGGTCGAAGTGTTAATCGTAACCACCTCTTGCGCGTCCCGAATGTAAGCGCACATATATTCTATACTCTCAAATTCTGCCATTCCGTGAGCGGCCTTCCCAGCGCAAAGAACAGGGCGGCCGTTTGCGACTTGATGCGCGATCGTAATGACGTCCCTCACGTCGATCTTTTTATCCTGGCTATATCCGGTCGGGAAACAAAGAACCCATGACTTGAGTTCGGGCGGCGTCACTATTGCGGGAGAGTTTAAAACAATCTGACGGCCTATGTCTTTTCCTTCTGGGAAGAGTCCGTAAACGTAGTCGCTCCAGCCTAGCTCGCTTGCACAAAAATCTTCGTGCAAGTCGGGCCAAATTTGCAAGTTGATGATGCGGTGAAAGCCGCTGTGATCGTTCTGCGGGTATAGCGGTTTGCAATAATCCACCATCTCGAAAAGACCGTGATACTCCGGCAGGCACTCGAACATCACGTTGTGGCCTTGATCCGCGAAGTGCTTCGCTATCGGCAAGCATCGCGCAATGTCTCCGAGCCGCAAATGGTAAACAATTAAGATGTTCAAAACGTATAGTATTGTTCCCGCGTTTTCCCTGCCACCCACCCATGAAACCCGAAGGAACGATCCGGCCCTGCGGTATTTTCTTCAACGTAATGCTCCCACGAAAAGGCTGCTGCTACGTTTACTGGCGCGTATTTGATGCCGTTATCGCGGAAACCTTGCTCCATTGTTCGACAAAGGAAAACATCCCCTGCCTCGCCCTTCCAAAGCGCTTCTGCCTTTGCTGCCATCTGTAAGAATTTCTGACTCTGGAGCGTGAATCCGGTATTGCCGACACGATGTCCGACGTTCCAGAACGCTGGCCAAGGCGCTCCAATCATATCGTATTCGAGCCATGAATCCTGCCATAGGTGTGGGTTTGCAATGAATCCATCATGCGTGCAAATAAGCGCGTGCGAAGTGTCGAAATAGTCGGCAAAACGGCCCATCTCCCAGTGCATCGCTTGTTGATATGTGCAGTCCTCCGCGATATAAACGGCATCACCGAATCCACCCAATCCGCAAAGGTGTTTAAATAATTTTCCGCTTTGTTCGTGTCTTGATTTTAAGCCTTCAAAGACGATGAGAGTGACGTCTTTATTCATTTTTTAAATTTCTTAGTTCTCGATTTTCAAATGTTAATCGCAAAACTTCATCTTGCGAATCGCGCAAACTTTGCCATGCGGCACTTAGTTTCTCCCTCGCCTCGTCGCGCTCGCGTTCTAGTTTTCCACATTTCACGGTTAGCGTTGCTGCTAAGCGAGTCGGCGGGTGATCGGCTGTCGCTGCGTTTCGGACAATCGCATCAGTCTCTGGTGTTGGTTGGTTATTCATTTCGGGTGGAGTTCTTCAAAAATTCCTTTCGCTCTTTCATACTCCGCAGGATCGTTCCCACGTTGATATGTCGCATCGAGCGGGCGGTCTTCAAAAAACGGGTGATGATGTACGATGCTAATATCACGAGCGTCCACAATCGCCCCATTTTTCGCGGCACGAAAGGTGAAGTCGGTGTCGCTGTACACGTTTCGGAACATTGGGTTAAATAGTCCATTTTGCTCATAATATTTTCTCGTAAGAATCGCCATGCAAAGTAATTCGTCTTTGCGGTAGCCGTCCGATATCCGAAGCACCTGCGGTTGCGAAATATCAAGTCGTTTCTCGATCATCTCGTCCCACCCTGGCGGGCACTCCCAATCGTCCGAGAGTTGAATCATGATGTCTCCGTTCGCTTGCGCGGCTCCGAGGTTCCAAGCTCCGACGGAAAAGCCTTTTCCTTCTTGCGTCACAGATCGGAAGCGCTTTAGAACGTCTGACGTCTCGTCGTCGTGATCGACTGCAAAGATATGTTCTACGCGTTCTGGGTGCGTTGCGCGGGATAACCATAGCGTCATACATTGCACGGCCTCCACGGGCCTTCCTCGCGTTGCATGAACGAGTGATATCTTAGGCTTGTTCGATCCTGCCAATGTTTCGCGCTCGATCTCTTCGGCGTCTTCGTTGCGTCCGAGAAGTCGGAGCACCCAAGCATAGAGTTGATCTCCTTTCCATCCATACCATTCCTTTCTGTGCGTCCATTGTGGGAATTTAGGAGTTGGCACTTCGAGCATTTCTTCCACCACTTTCAGAGCTTCTTGGTATTTTTTATCATCAAGCAGAATGCTGGCTTCTAGCCCGTAGGCTTCGCGGCGCTTAGGCTCAAGCTCTCTAGCCTTGCGTGCAAGGTTGAGCGATGTTTCCCCGCTCGTAATGTTGGCGCAGTTTAAAAGAATCTCGTAGCGGTTGACGCCGTCCAGATCGCTCAAGGCCAATGCTTCGGAACCGTATTTCGCTGCGAGTTCCTTATTTCCGGCGATGAAGTTCTCGTAGTGCAAATAAAACTTAAAATGCGAAGTCATCCGGTCTTGGTGCATCAATATGCGGCGGTTGCGCTCGCTGCTGTTGCGATGACCTAGCGGCGGTTGGTGGACTATTTCAAGATCGCGCCGCATATACACCTGAACATCTTTTGTAGGCTGCGCGTTTTCGTGAACAGGGCGATGCCACCATGCCGTCTGGTAACGAAAGAAACGCTCGCGTGGGGCGCGTTTCCCTTGTTCGGGGATGACGTAGTCGGTCAATATCCAGTCCTGCTCTGGTGGGCATTCATCAAGAGCGGCGAGCGTAGGCGCGACCATGTGCGGCTCAATAACGTCGTCGCAGTCTGCCCACATCACCCAACCTTCTTTTCCGGCGAGCTCGTAGGCTTTCGCGAATGCTTTGTTCCTGGCCTCTCCAAAGTTGTCGAGATGTTCCCAGTCTGCCACAAGCGGAGAGTTGAAATACTCGTCAACGTGGCAACCTAGTTCCTTTGCTATTTCAAGAGTTCGATCTGGCTTGAGTGCTCCGATTGCGCGGACGACAACAATCTCGTCGCATATCTGCTGGAGTGACTTAACGCATCGATCGATGCGCGGTTCTTCGTTGCCGCAAATTAAGCCTGCGACCAGCTTCGTTTTTTTGTTCATGTTTACACTTGATGTATATGTCAACAAAAACAAAAAAGCCACCCCTTTCGAGGTGGCTTTTCCGATGCTTACTTGCGGGGAATCTTACACGTATCCGGTTGTGATGCGGATGATGCTGGAACCGTCGATGACTTTCTCGGCGCTGTTCTGACGAACACGGAGAACGTCGGCGCGGCGAGCTTCGTCACGATAGGTTTCGGAAACGAAAGGCACGGGACTATCAGCAGCCCATACAATCGTGCGGCCGAATCCACCACCGGAGAAGTCTCCACCAACCGTGTTTGCGAGGGCCATGTAGGTATTAGACCAGATGAACCCGCCGGAATACACTTGGCCTTTTTTGGCTGTGTTTTTGGGTGCGCGGCCTACGAGAACGCGGTCGACTCCGACAGCGGCGGCCACTTCGCCTTCGCTCAAGAGACGGCTTTGATCCGAAGGAACGATGCCAAAGAACTGGTTCTGAACCTTAGCAGAGCGGCGGATGCGCTCGAACACAGGCATTGACATGATCAAGGTGTTAGCAAGAACGCCGTATTTGGCGAGTTCGAGCTTGGCTTGAGCAACGTCGCCGGGAACGTCGAAGCTGGTGATGTTCGCGTCGGTGTAGGCTGCCGATGCGCTGATCGCTGTCAGTCCGTTGGCGGCGAATGCTGCGGAAGCAACACGAGCCTCGTGCGAGACTTGGATCTGGCGCAAGAGCATGCTCGCGATATTGACTTCGGTGTCGAAGAAACGATCGAGATCGCGGCGGTTGGAGTCAGGAAGAACCTCTTCGAGACCGTATTCGATCGCGTCGAACGAGTCGCTTGTGAAGCGGCGGCTTGTGCGTGGGTATCCAGCACCGGCGGCGATCTTGAGCGCGTCGTCGTTTAGGGCTTCGGAGTCGCCGAGGTTCAATTTCAGATATGCGCCGGAGCGAACGTCTGAGCTGAACACGGGCATGACTTCGGTGCCGATGAACAAATTGTTTTTGTTGCTGAGACCTTCGAAGACAGCCTGGGCGATGTCTGCGCGAATGGTTGTGTATGAGAGTGCCATAGTAGTGTTAAATTATTGGTTGAATTTAGGAACGTATTCCACGATGTCACCGGCTACGCCGCTGTTGATCGCGATGCCGAGAGTCGCTGCGCTTGGGGCGAGCGTTCCGACGATGGTTCCGTTCGTCACAGCGAAAACCGAGCTGCCTGCGGTAACGATACCGGCGGCGGCTACGATGCCGAATTGTGAAGGGAAAAACATTTTAACAGCGCCTTGATCAGCGGCGGCGGTGTCGTCTTGGACAACTCCGATTGCTGCGGCTCCGGTTGATGCGGCTTGCGCCGCGTTGTCGCCTGACACGCTCACGAGAGTGTTGGCGCTAATAGCGGAAGCGAAGTTAAAACTCCGGATTCCTAGGTCGTTTTGTGTTGCCATAAATTAGTTGGATTAAAAGTTGAGTTGGTTGTTGTCGCGTGCCTCGATGTAGGCTTCGCGGTGGTTACGCATTGCGAAGCGGATAGCTTCGGTGCGGCTGCCGAGTTCCTCGGTTTTCTGGGTGATGATCGCTTTGAGATCGAATTTCTCTTCGGCCTTTTCTTCAGCTACTACGGAAGCCTTTACTGGGGCGGCTCCGAAGTTGCTGATGATAGTGTCGAGTTTGGCTTCGAGTTTGGAAATTGCGCTGAGTTCAGCGGCCATCTCTTCCTTCATAGGCTCTGCGGCCGGCTCTTCGGCTGGCATTTCCATTTTGTTCTTGTAGTCGCCGAAGGCGGTTTCAAGAGCGGCGAGACGAGAAACGATGTCGGCGATGCTGACCTCGTCCTCCTTTGGTTCGATTTCGATTGTTGCGTCTTCCATTTGTTTGAAAAATTTGTCAACTTGCTTGGCTGTGAAACTGAAAAGCCCGGTCGCATTTGCGGCTGGTGTTTGCACGAGATCGGCGCTGTATAGCTCCGTGCAGCTTGCGAAGTCCATCCCGTTCACTTCGCGAATCGGGCCGCTGAAAGCGATGCTGATACCGAACGTGTCGGGGAGTTTGTTTGAAATCTCCAAGACGTAATCGCGCATGGGCGATGTTTGGAGAAGGTTGAGATCGCCCAAGAGTTGCGATCCGACGATGCGGAAATTGTTTACGAATCCGACAATATCCTTAATGCCTGCGCCGTGGTCGAGGTTGACCTTCACGCCACCCTTGTATGACTCCGCGCACTCTTTGACTTCCATCAAAGTCTGCTCGTCAACGTATAGCCCGTGGCCTTTCGCTTCGCCGATTGAAATTATTGATACGCCTTCGATGACATCCATGCGAGGGCGCAAATGTCAAATGCTATCCATCAATTCCATCGCCGCTTGAGCCATCAAATAAACTTCAAGTTCGTTCTCTTCTTCGCATCCGACAACGTCGAATGTGGACGAGATCGAGACGCCAGCGCGACCCGTGCCGGTATGGTTGCGGTTGCCTTTTGCCGTCGCGCTTGCGCTTATAGAAAGCGCAGCGTCAGACGCGCGAGAATTAAACGCGCTCCCTGTTACATTTATCCGCGTGCCTGCGCTTATATCGACGCTGCCGACCGAATATCGCAGTCGGTTGCCGAGAGCGTAGAGCGTTACCCTTCGCTCGTCACGCCTTCCGCCACCGCCAGGCAGATCGGTCGGAGCGATAGGAACTGGCGGGATGATCTGCGCGCCGAGCAAACCCTGCACGCCGATTGAGAGCGGCGTTGGGCTTGGAAGTAAGCCCTGCGTTGCGATGAGCAGGGAAGCTAGCATATGCCTAGACTCGCGTGACTATCGTGCTTGTTGTTCCATCGCCGGTGATCGCTTGCGTGATCGCTCCAGCCGAACGTAACGTTGGCGTGACCGTTAGCGCATTTGCGATGTCGAGTCCGTGGATCGCGTGGATCTCTGTTACTTGCGCAAGCTCCGGCGCGAGTTCTGTTCTGACGGCGCTTGCATTCCCTGCCGCTGTTGGTATCGCGGCGAGCTGAGTGTCGAGGTTTGCGGTGGCGAGGCCTATTGCGTCACGCACATTTTGAGCGGTGAGCGTTGCCGTTCCTGTTGTCGCATCTACGGGGACTCCGAGCGCAACCGATCCCGCCGATGGAATATATGCAACGCCAGTAAGTGCTCCACTTGCGTAGACGGTTCCAAAGCGAACGTCTGTGATGGCGGCTTGTCCGAAACTGTTGTCGGCGGTGAAAAAATCGCTGTATGTTGTTGATCCGTTTTTGCCTTGCCGGAATTTGGCCGTGGTCGGAGTTGGGTCGATGAGATATTTGGACGCATATATGGCAGATATTCCGTTTGCGCTACCGATGAGCGATCCGCTAACTTTGACGCTGGCTGCGGTGCTGTCTGATGATAATGCACTCGCGGAGTTGGTCGCGGTGATGTCGCCTGTCGATACGATTGTTCCTGAGCTGGCATTGCTGAGACCGTAGGCGTTTGTGCCGCTTCCGCCCGTTAGTGTGCTGGAAGTAACGGTGATCGTTCCTGTGCTGGCGTTGCTTAGGCCGTAGGAGCTGGTGCCACTCCCGCCAGTTACCGTGCTGGATGTGATTGTGATCGTTCCTGAGCTGGCGTTGTTTATGCCGTAGGGGAGGGAGCCTCCACTCCCACCGGTTACCGTGCTGGATGTGATTGTGATTGTTCCTGAGCTGGCGTTGTTTATGCCGTTGGGATTATTCCCGCTAAACCCGCCTGTGATTGTGCTAGAGGTGATTGTGACCGTTCCTGTACTGGCGTTGCTTAGGCCGAAGGAAGAGCCTCCACCCCCGCCAGTTACCGTGCTGGATGTGATTGTGATCGTTCCTGTGCTGGCGTTGCTTAGGCCGTAGGTGTGGGTTTGATTCCCTCCCGTCAAGGTGCTTGCATTTGTAATATCTATAGTTCCTACCGCTGACGTAGATTCGATGGCGTGCGCTCCGTTTGCGGGGGTTGTCCCAACTACCCTGCCGCCGATTGCAACGATGCCGTTGAGAGTCAATATGCCGCTTGATGAAAATGCAATAGCACGAGTCGACAAGTTAAATGCCGAGCCTGTTGCACGGCAACCAGCAAGGGTCGAGCTTGCGGCTGCGGAAACGGTCAAGCAATTTGCGGAGCCTGCTTGGATGTATGCACCCGTGATATTCCAGTTTGCCGCTAGTGTGAATCCGCCGCCCGTTGCAATAGTCAGCGGCGTGTTGACGTAGTTCAACAAAGCTCCCATGCGGCGAGCCGTGCCTGTTGTAGCTGTTCCTGCGTTGACGGCTTGGAAAATCTGACCGACTACTGAGGGGATCGCGACCGGAGTTCCTGCATTTGTTCCTGGAGCAATGCAGTTTGCCGTCAATGCAAAGTTGGTCGTTCCAAGCGAAACGACCATGTAGATTTGTCCCGGAATAAACGAGCCAGATGTATCCACGATTGAGCCTGTCAAGTCGATGGATTGATCAAGTGCGACTGTGAATCCGTTCGCGTAAACCGTATCATTCAATGATGGAACTACGCCGCCACTCCATGTTCCGACTGCGCTCCAGTTCCCAGATGCTTGAGCTTTTATGACGGCCATATTTTAAAGCCCTTCTGCGTAAATGAATTTTTGAATTGCGGCTGAAACTTCATCGACGGCGACTATTGCTGGTTGGCTCGCAACTGCGAGAGAACCGAATAAAACCGTGCGATTGTTTTCTTGCGACTGCTCGATCTGATCCCCATTGAATCGTGTTGGAGTTAGAGTCAATACAACACTTGCGTCCTGTTGATCTGGCGAGTTGTAGCGGCTCGCTGTTGTAAGCGTCATCGTATAAAGATCGTAG